GTTTGATTTTGTTGGGGTGTGATAACACAAAACCCAAACGCGCAATGGTCGCCGTGATGGCAATCATTCCGAATTTGGGTCGGTTCCCCGGTCGGCCTTTACGGTTGGCCAAAACCCGGTGATTCGTTTACGGCCCGACGGCCCCGGTTTATTTGGATTCGTTTCCGAATACCTTCATTGTCTGCAATGATGCGGCGTTGGCTTGGGCCTTTGCCATTCCGGCCAATTGATATTTTGGCGGTTCGGCTCCGTTTCCGGATGGCGGCGTCTGCGGCGCTCCATTGGTTGGTTTGGGTGGCGTTTGTTGTCCGCCATTGGATTGTTTAATCACACCCAATGTCGTCAAATGGCCATCCAATATTTCGTCAAAAGTAACGATTTTCGTTCCATCATTGTTCAATGGGTTCAAATTGTTTTTCGTTTTGACCATGATTTCGCCGTTGTCATCAACGTCGATGTTGAAATTGGAATCCAAATAAGTTTGGACGGCCGGTTTCACAACGTCGGGCGAAATAATCAACGAACGTTTGGCGATGGCGGATTGGATGAACGATTCGCGTTTGAATGTTTTGATGGCCTGTTTGGCCTCGTTTTCCTTTGCCGGAATGATTTCTTCAACCAGGTGTTTGTTTTCGTTGGTCAATTCAATCAATCGTTTTTGCAATTCTTCAGCGCCGGCCCCGGCCGTTTTGTTCATCTTTTCGAACGCAACGGAAATGATGTCGTCGAATTTTTTATCCTTCACATCTTCAGCAGACAAACCGAATGTCTTTTTGATTTTTTGTTCAATCTTCGACAATTCGGTTCCTTTGACTTCGCCGCGAATGGACGAAATAAAATCCGGGTTATTTTTCAAAACGTCGCGTTGGATGCTTTGGAAATCGTTGGCGATGTCATCGACATTCAATTCCTGGTCATCGCCATTCAATTTTGTAATGGCATCGGATGGAACGCCAATTTTCTTCAAAAACTTTTCAATGTTGGTCATGTATTTCAATTTTTGGGTTTGCGGCCTTTTTTCACGGGTTTGGATTCAACGCCATTGGATTGGATTTCGTCAATGGCGTCATCCTGGTCGTTGTCTTCAACTTCCGGTTCGGCAATCGTTGGTTCCTCAATCACCGGTTTGGTGACCGTTGGGGCGCTGAATTTCACCGGCTCCGACGGTTTGTTCAATATTTCGTAAAACTTTGATTTGCCGCCTTTCTTCAGCGTGTTCCATGCGAATTGTGTCACCTCGGAAATTTTCCCGGTTTTGACGTTCTGAATGCGAATTTTGTTCATGTCTGAATGTTTTGTCAAATATACTAAGAAACAATTTTATCACCAATCCGGACAATCATTCCATCCAAAACAATTTCACCGTTATTTTCAATGTCTTCAAACTCCAAAGGTTCGCCGGCTTCAATACTTTGTTTAATGAATTCAATCACCTGGTCTTCACCAAATGGAACCATCATGTTCAATGGCGTTTCTGCGTTTGGAAACAATTGATTGTATTTGTCTAATAAATCGAAAATTTGTGCCATGTTAAAAATTCAATGTTTCTTTTGGGAAATTGGGTTTGATGACTAATTCGCGATAATATTCCAACATTTGGTCATGTAATTCCGGAAATTCATTTTTGAAAACAGGATTGCCTAACCAATAATTTTCTGACGCATGAGCGAACCATTCCATTCTGCGATTTGATAAATTTTTCATGTAGGTTGATGAATGGCCCCAACCGTATTTGGCTTTTGAAATCGATTGAATTGTGTCGGCATACGCTCCAATCAATTCGGTTATTTCTGCGCGTGAATAATCATTCTTTAGTTCCTCATAATATTTTTCTCTGATTTTTTGCCAATCATTATTGAATCCACTTTTCAATTTTTTCTTGAAAATTTCTTCAGAATCCAAAAATGATTTTTCATGTTCTTGATTGTTTGTTTTCAAGTTATCCGAATAAAAATATTTTTTTTGAAAATGTGCGCGATGACCGTATTCATGGACAACAACTTTGGCCAAATTATTTTGATTGTCCCAACGCTTACCATTTCCAATGACAACGGCTTTTTCCCATGTGTCATACCATGCCCCGTCACTACCTGGTTTGTTGTTCCTTTTGTATTCGCCATTTTCGGACAAATCAAACAATTGTTGTGGAATTTTTGGGTTGTCGCGCAATGGCTCCGGCGTCAAATCCGATTTGTAATTGTAAAAATCTTTGAAATCGGACGCGGCCGGTGGCGCCTCCAAATTGGCGTTGGCTTCGGTGGCCTTTTTTTCAATCTTTTGTTGTTCTTCGGGCAAATTCAATTTTTCCCGTTGTGATTTGGTCAACTTGAATGGAATGGCCGAATGGCGACAATTGTATCCGCCCCGGTAAATGGAAAACGTTTCGGGCGATGTCCCCGGAATCGCTCCGGTTCCATTGGCGTTCATCCATGCAATTTCCGCCGGCAAATCCTTTGATTGAATCACACCCATTGCAACCCAACGGCGACATTGTGGCCGTGAATCTTCAATCAATGAACCAACGTATCGATAGGCATCCAATCCGAATTCGTTCGCAATCTTCGCGTTCACCTGGCCATCGAATTGATTCAGGGCGTCCCGGCTCACTTGTTTGACGTAACGGGAAAACAATCCGTCAACCTCCGGCGTTCCTAAAATGTAGCGCCGTAAATATGCCTCCAAATCCGCCTTTGTGGAACCGGCCACAATATTTTGGTAAATGCCCGTCCGAACCGGTTCAATGAAATTGGATGAAACGCCCGAACCGGTCAATGACTGCAAGGTTTGTTCAACCGTCGCCCGTTGGATTGGATTAATCAATTCGCCCAATTCGTCCGGCGACAAATCATTAATGTCGCGATGGATGTCGAAATTGAATTGTTTCAACGTTTCAAAATTCCGCAAAAACCCGTTCACGTCCTTTGGATATGTCGAACCCTGAATGGCCTCCAAAATGATTCGTTCAACCTGGTTGGTCAACAAAACATTTCCGTCATCAAAAACAAATCGTTCGCCATCGCTCGAAAACTTTTGGACGTGTTTGGACAACGCCGCAAAAACGCGTTGTTCGGTGGCCGGCAATGAATCGAAAAACGATTGATTGGCCGCCGAAACGGTCCGGTCTTGTTTTCGGATTATGGCAATGACGTTGTCATCGAATTCCATGTGGTTGGTTTACGCGGTTTGAATCAATTGGGCCGTGATATACGAATCAATCGTTGGTTGGATTCTGCGGTCCAATTCTGCGAATATTTCGCCCAATGGTTTTTCCAAAAATTCGGTTCCGAATTCTGCGGTCACTCCAATCAATGTTTTGTAGGCAAACAACGAACGAATCAAATCGTCACGTTTGATGGAACCCGCCGCCAACAACATTTGTTTGTCCTTTGTGTTCAAATGGAAAATTGGGTCATAGGAAACCAACACTTCGACCATCCGCGAAACGGATTTGTTGCCTGAAAAACGTTTGCGCGCCAAATCTTTGGTCGATTCAACGAGAAATGCAATTGGCGCGTTTTTGTCCGTCAATTTGTTCAATTCATCAATCAAATCGTCTTCGGTCTTCATGCTGAATGAAATCGGTTTGGTGATGACCGGATTCATTGGTTCAATTACGTTCCGATATTTTTCAATGAACAATAAAGATTTGAAAATGATTTCGTCAAATATGTTGTTGGATATTTTGGTCAACTGCGAAAACGAATCTTCGCGGTCAATCATTTTGGCCACTCCGGATTGGCTTTCGTCAATTACATTCAAATGCAATGATTCTTCGGCCTTTTTGAGTAGGGTCTGCCATGCCTGGCCCGAATATTCAATGATGGAAACATCCGGCGAAATGAAACGAATCATTGGCCCGTTGACGTCGCCATCAACACCCAACGCCGGATTTGATTTTTCGCGCAAAAACACGCCGAATGGCGAACGTGAAATCACACGTCCCGTTCCTTTGCAAACGCCACATGTGTCATGTTCGTCGGTTTCATGGTTGAAAACGATTCCATCGCGACATCCTTTTGCGTTACATGTTTCGGCGATTTCTTCGCGATACGGAAACGCGGATGTTGTCATGACTGCGGTCCAATCGGAATATTGGCGAATGGCTTCATTGGCGAACGGAACAAAGGCCGAAAAATACGAATCGAAAAAATGTTCGTCCGTCAAATCGCCGCCCAATATCACGCCCGGAATGGCGCCCATGTCATGTTGATAAATGACAACGGTTTCAAATCGTTTGTCAATGGCCTGGCCAACCTGGGTGTGTTTCAAAAATTGGGTGTCGGTCAACGAGTAATAAACCAAACCCGTCATTTGTGATTTCCCGTTTGACATCACGGGCGAATGTTCGTCCATCGATTGCCATGTCAAAAGTCCGCGTTCTAAAACTTTGATTTGGTCCGACATAATCAACACCGGTTCGGCGTCAACTTTCACGGCCGGATTGGTCAACCCTTCGCCCACCGGAATCCACACCAACCATCCGTTCGGGTCTTCAATCATTCTGCGAACAACGAATTTTTGAATGTACGAATAAAAATATTGTCCGTCAAACTTTCGTTCCGTCAAATATGTATTCAATTCGTCCGAAACAGAAATGGAAAAATTGGCGTTTTGGAATATCCGGAACAACTTATCAATCGCCCGGTTCATCGAACCTTTTGTGATTGGTTCATAAATGGACAAACGATATTTTTGAACGTCCGGGTCTTCATTCGGACGACGTGACGTCAATATTTCTCCGGGGTTTTTTCCGCGTGTGTGGATGAACATGGTTGTCCGAACACGGTTCCAATGTTCCCAATTCTTTGGGTGATATTGGTCATTTGACAACGCGGTCGATATGTTTTCAATTGTCATCATTCGCATGTAAGAGATTTGTCACATTCACATCTTTCGAATGTGGTTTCCAAAAACCATTGTGAACCAATGTCATTGTTCTTCGCCACTTCGCCTTGAATTTGATATTCGGTTCCGTTGACGTAAACATCACGGCCGGTGAAAATATTCACCAACAATTTCACAAATCGTTCCGGCAAATGCGGTGTTCGCAACAACCAGGTTTCGCAATATTGGGCGGCCGTTGTTTTCAATGTCGCTCCGATGGTTTCTTTTGTAATTGTGAAATTTGTTCGTTCAAATGAACCCGGAATTCGAATCCGATTTGAATATTGAAACGGGGTTCCATTTCCGACGGTGAAATTGGTTCCATAGTAGAATCCAAAACAATCCGTTCGCGGAAATACGGATTCAATCAATTGTGTTTGTTGTTTGTTGTCACATGGCGCCATTTTGAATGGCTCCGAACAAAATTCAGCGCTCGCTTCACTAACTCCAAGGCAAAAACGCGATGTGGTAAATTCAAAAATAAAATAAAAACACGGGTCCAATCCGGCTCCAATCATATATGTTTGAATGGCTCCCAAATTGAAACGAATCATTTGGATTGGATTGGTCGATTGATTGCCGGCGTAATCCGTTGACGTGTATTCACCAACATAATGATTTGGCGCAATTACATCGAACATTTCTTCAGTAATTTCCAAAACTTCATCGTCACAACATGAACGAATTTCAAATGTTGCAAATGTTGTCACTCCAGGCGTCAACAAGTCGGTTGGCAACCATCCGTTTTCACAATCAACGTTTCCGATTTCGTCGGGTTGTTGAAATTGAAAATCAATTGTGTCACCGGCTTCAAATGGAATCCAAAATGGAACATCATTCAAACACAAATTGCAATTCCAAGAATCGCCGCAATCACACAACACCAATCCATTTTCTGCTATCAATTTTGTGCAATCCTTACCACACGAATTTCGTAAATCATAACAAAGAATTCGTGAATTAGGGTCCGGATATTCACACGATTCGGTGATGTCGCAATTTATAACGCGGCCTAAGGTATATGAATCGAATAATTCCATTTTTCAAATTTAATCAAATTACGGACATAATGAATTGCCAATTTTGAACGCAAATGTTCCCGTTGATACGGTTCCCAAACCCGTCCGCATTGTGTAAAATCCGGATGTATCCGCACCCCAAACAAAAGAAACGGAACCCGTTGTTGAACCAACGGGAATTGAAAATGTCACCGGTCCACTCGTTGAAAGTGTTCCCATTCTAAAATCCAAAACTTGAGTTGTGGCCACGCTGAATGAATATTCAAAAACATATGTTTCTCCAGGCAATGGATAAAGTGTTGTACCGTTTGAGGTTCTCATTGTCAACGACGCGGCAAATGGCGTCGAATTGAATGTTCCGGTGTATGTATTTCCAACTTGTGGCGTTGGAACAATGATGGTTGGCGAACCTGCGGTTTTTGCATGGAAAACAAAATATTCGCAAATGGCCGGTTCTTCAGGCGTTGAAATATATCCGCAAAAACGATATGTTTTGTTCTCAAATTGTGGCGCGTCCAAAATTACGGACGCTTGAAATGTAACGGGGTCAAACGATGTGTCCATTGACAACACCAATGGCGATGACAATTGTGTCATTTGATTGGCTCCAACCATTTCGTCGTTTTCTTGCAGAACCGGCAAACCAAACGGTTCCGGTTCAATGAAAAATAAGAAATTGCCTTCGCGGTCGGATTGATATGTCAAACGAACTGCGGACCAATCGGAAAAACAAATTGGTTCTTCAATTGTAACATAAACACCCGTCACAGGGTCCAAACCTTCAAACGTCACATCAAACAACATTTGTTCGAATCCGGAATTGATTGGTTCAAAATCAATCGCGTTTACTTTGAACGCTTTCACTACATTCCACAAAAAGGGTTGGCCAACATAAGCGGTCAAATCAAATGTCAAAACATATTCAAAAAATATGTCATTATTTATCCAGGTGTCCAAAACATTCAATGTCGAAACGTAGATTCCGCCAATTGGTCCGGCCGGAACACGGTTCATATATGTTGATGTATTGGCCGTTAATATTTGGCCGCCCGAAAACAACGTGTTGTCAAAGCGGACGCGGCGATTGTTGATGAATGTCACAATTTGAGTTGGTCCGGATTCTGCCACAATCAAATCACCAAAATTTTGGTAATTTCCCAAAAACGCGTTGTTGCGAACGGACAAATGTGATTCGTATTGAAAAAACGTTGTTTTGCCCGGATTTGGGAAATCTTCGGTTCTTTTGTATATGTTCAATCGGACGTTGGCCAAAACGCTTCTCCAATCGTCAATTTCAAAACCCCAATTTGACAAACAATCGTCAAAATCGCCGGGGTCCAAAATCAATTGATGTCCGATTCGTTCTTTGCCAACCGGACGAAAACAATCCGCGCTTGTTTTCTGCCAATACTGATTGAATGTAGATGTGATTTCCGGATGACAATCACAATCCATGTCCGGTAATGTCGTCACCGTGATTGGCTCCGACAAAAACGTGTTGACCATTTCGCCGGCGGAACCATAAACGATGGCGGCCATTCGATAAGTTGTCGACGGATTTACGGTTGTTCCGACATGCAACGACGCGGCCCAATCGCCGCCAACCGTTCCCAATGTTCCAGGGCGAACCAAATGATTGTCCAAAACACCGGTCCCCGGCAAAACTGCGGTTGTAAATCTTGAAGAATCCGACGCGGCCAAAAAATCAACCGTGTTGTTGGTGGCGTTAATATCAAACAAATGGAAAACAATCGTTGGACGTGCGGCGCCATAAATGACCGGAACATCAATCGAAAATTTGACTTCGGTTGTTTCGATGGTCGAAAAGTTGGTCACGGTTCCATTGGTTCGGGTTAATGCGAAAACAGGATTCGTGAATTCGGACGGACCATTGTTCAATCCTAAATTGTAAAATCGTCCGGTGAATGATGAACATGTCAAAATTCCACATCGAAAGGGTGAATCGCCAACCAGGGTGGCCGGGTCAGTTACATGAAACGCCGCCTGTAAAGATTTTATTGAATTATAAACCGATGGAAATGTGTTGTCCCAATTTGTTGGTGATGAAAATGTATTTCGTTTTAATTTGGGGTCATTGTCGAATGTGATATTGGTCAAAAATTGTTCGAAATCTTGAGTCATGTAAAAGGTGAATTCAACATTGAATTCTCCGGCGATTGCATCCGTTGGACGAAAAAACACCTCCCAATTTTTAAGATTCAAAGCATTTGAACCGGCTCCATTCAAAACCATTGGTTGCGGCGTTCCGTCGGGGTGCGCCCCTGATAAGTATTGAATAAAATATCCAACGGGCAAAGTATTGTTTCCTTCGAACGGCGAAATACATTCAAGTCCGAACAACGCCGGGTTGAACTGCAAGCGAAAACCCGTGACCAATCCGGGGTCATATTTCATTGAAAACACAACGGTTTTTTTGTCCAAAAATGCGGACTTTGAATAAACATTGTCAGGAATACAAAATCCGCCATCCGCATTCAAATAATTTTGGTCTGTTTGAATTTCAATGTTCAAACAACAAAGACATTCACAATCGGCGGCAATCGCGTTTCCAATTATTTCAATCACCGAATCACTTGAGCAATTGTCCGAATAAATGTAAGTTGTACAACTCAAAGTGTCGGAAGCGCTCGTTGGGGTCCATTCCAAAGGAATCAAACCCGTCGAAAATGCCGGAATTGTGATTGAATTGGAAATTGGCAATGTTGAGCCACAACCCGAAACTTCAACTTTTAATGATATGGCGCCAATGGTGTAATTATTAAATCCAATATATTGTACTGATGTTGTTCCAACGGGAATGTCGGTAAACGTGAAAACAAAATCGTTGATAAATGGATTTAAGTCATTGCATCCTATCTCAAACAACCATGACGCATCATTTCCGTGTTCTACCGTGACAAAATAGGCGGTTGGTGTTCCCAACGGGTCGGTGACGCCGTCATAGCAAATTTCAATGTCCATTGTAAAGGTGTCGCCTTCCGCAATGAAAAACGGGAATGATGGCGGCGAACCATTTATGGATGTAATTGTCCAGGCGGTTCCCGTTCCGGCGTCATTGATTACAAAATTTGTGATGTTTAAATCGGAATTGTGAACATTTTCAAATGTCACAATTGCGGTTTGACAACCTTCACAACATAACAAACGATTTGTCGCGATTGAATCCGGAAACAATCCGGAAACAATATCAATTCTATGGATTGCCATTCTTTATATTTTTAAACGATTCCCGAAACGCCAATGGTCCGTTTCACGAAATCAATTTGCAATTCTTTGATTTCTCCAAATTTAATATTGTTTCCAACTCGCAGACGAATTGATTTTGAAAAATCAATGTCATCAAATTCGCCGCAGTCAAAACCAAACGTAAAATTGAAATTGAACATCTTATTTCCGGCCAAACGCGGATTGTCAATAAAATGAAACAACGTATAAAGATTATTTGCGTTGTTTTCATTGAAAAACATTGGATAATTGAACAATTTTGTTGGCGACAACGGAACATTTTCAAACCAGGTGTTTCCGCCTGTGATTGGTTGAAAATATGTTCCAATGACATTTCCGCCCGTGAATCCGCTCGAATAATCGCGTTTGATTCTTGCATTGTCCAAACCGGATGTCGCGTCCCAAATCATGAATTTGTAATTGAACGCCGTGTGTTGGTTCATCATTAACAAATCACGCGAATTGGCGATGGCATTTCCAAACAGGGCGTTGAACAATCCGGTGTTGTATTGTCCCAATGGGTCAGGACCGGCGCCATCGTCACGAAAACGGGCCATTGAAGACAATAACAACAAATCGAGCGAACCGGATTGTGCGTCCGATGGCGGTGAATTCCATTCCACAATATCTTCATATCGTTCGGCCGCTTCATTGCCAATCAAATCCGAACCATCCGGTGAATATTTATATTCTGCAAACGCCGGACGTTCACGGTCAATATATGACAAACAAATTTGATTTTCAATGATTCTGCCATCCAACAACATTTGTTCGGCGTCAATCCATATCGATGTTCCATTGAAGAAATCCTTTCGTTCAAAAACCAATGTGTTGCCCACAATCCAATATTTAGCGTTGAAAATTGGATTCAAATGGTTGGTCATCAATGTGTCCAATGTTTCAATTGGTGTGTTTTCTGACATCAAAAGTCCGTTTGTTTCCGATGGCTTGTATCCTTTGCGGATTGGCGCCGAAAACAATAACAGGTTGAAATAAGGTGATGCCGGGTCATTCAGAATGGACGATTGAAATGTCAATCCGCATTTCTCGCAGACATTTTGAACATAATCGCGAACCAATGCGGTCGGGTGATACCATTGGCATTGAATTAAACGATTTCGCAAATCGGTAAACCATCCGGTGATTTCTGAAAACGCCCCGGTTGGATTTGTCCATGTTCCGCCCTGGCAATCCGCCAATGTGCAACCAGGCGAAACGGCACAAACCACAACGCAAACCACAAACGCGATTGATTGAATAACAACAACAACGGCGGACAATGGAATCAACACGGTGTAAATCACCGTATTCAAAACTGCAAAAATCAAAAGCAAAACAGGCAAAATGAAATCCGGGCGGATGTCCACACAATATCGAACCTTTTTTTGTTGTTGGTTCATGAAACCGTTGTGGTTGTCTGTCAACAATGTTGATTTCACACAATTCAACGCGGACTTTCGTTCAACTACGTTGGCAGAAATCCAACAGTCCGGTTCACACCAATCAATTCCATCGCCTCGAATGACGCCATCGAAAACTAAACGTCCACAACATTCATCGAAAATTTGGACATCAACCGTGTTTATGAATCCATTTATGTTGTCAATCAATATTGGTTTCAATATCGAATAACCGTCATCGTAAAATCGCAATTCGGACGAATAAGATTTCGCCAATCCGCCGTCGTCATCGTTTTCACGCCATGTGACGTTGAATTGTTCAACGCCATCAATTCGACCGGTGATGACGGTTCCGTTTAATTTGATGACAATGGGTGATTTCATCGCGCGGCGTTTTTGATGCGGTTTTGTTTGTATTGCAGACGTGAAACGATTCCATTGATTCCGCGTTCATCGATTGACAATTCCAATCCGCGTTGGCCTCGAATGGCTTTTTCAATACGTTCCAATTTGGTTTCCATGTTCTTTGTGTTGGTAGCCATCACACCATCGGAAAAACCTTTGACTAACATTGGATTTCGTCCGGTGTGTATGGCTTCCAATATCGGACGGAATTTTTGGGTTTTCTCTTTTGTCACAACGAATTCGCCCCGGTGAACAATACCGGCCGGTTCGAATTTTCCGCCGTCGCCCGTATAACCACCCGTCGCGAATGATGCGGCCGCTTGCGCTTGCGCCCTGGCTTGGGCAAATCCGGCGGCCAATGCCACAACGGCGGCGGCGACGGTCAACGCGGTGGCGATTCCATTCCCGGCGGCGGCGGCCTTTGCGACTGCCAACGCGGAATTGGCGGCGATTTCAATCAATGTCAATGCTTGTTGGGCCTGTACATATCGTTGACGTTGTTTGGTCAAATCATCCAAACGCTTTTGTTCCAATTGTAACAATTCGGCGTTTCCGTTTTCTGCAATATCACGGGCCGCGTCAACACGGCGTTGTTGGGCGTCAATGGCGGCGTCCGCCTGTGCGATTTGCGCGTCAATGAATTGTTTTGTTGCGTTCAATGTCGCGTCAATCAATTGATTAGTCGCGTCCTGTATTTCTTTGACTCTTTTCTCCTGGTTTTCAACTTCGCTTTGTGTGACTTCATTGTCCAGGTTTAATCGTTGGTCGGAATACTTTTTTTGTATGTTGTAAACATCCAACGCCGTTTGGGCGTTGATGGCTTCAATTTGTTCCGCATTTTCTCCGGCCGCTTTTATTTCGGCTTTGCTTTTTTTGTCAATTGCGTCCAATTCCAAACGTTCCGCGCGGCGGTTTGCATCTCTTATGGATTGCAAATTTGAATTCAATTGAATGCGAATTGTGTTTCGTTCTTCAGCGTTTCGGGCCTTTGACAAACGGTCAATCAACTTTGAACGCTCCGATTCCAATTCACGGGTGGCGTCCAATTCGCGTTGAATTTTCAAATCCATCATTATTTTGTCGCGCTCTTCGATGAATTTGTTTCGTTCGTTTTCGGCCTCAACGGTCAATTGTGTGATGGCTTGTTGTGTTTCGCCTTGAATCAACAAAATTCCATTTTTGCGAATTTCTGCAAACTTCAGCGCGTTGGCCGTATATGTTCCGTCCGCCTTTGATTGTTGTTCGCGTTGGTCCATCTCCAGGTTGAAAAGTTCAATTGTTTTGGCGGTTTCGGATTCAATGCGGTTTAATCTTTCGCGGAATGTCTTCGGGTCATCTAACAACTCCGGTTGAAATCTCAAATCAATTCGTTGACGGGCAATTTCCTTTGACAAATTATTTGATAAATCGGAAATGGCTTTTTTCAAATTGTCTGCGGCCTTGTCACCGGATTTTTTTAAATTTCCTGTGGTTGTTTCGGCGAACGGGTCAATCACGAATTCTTTGTTGATTGCGTCGATTTGTTGGGCGGTTTCCGCGTATTGGTCCAAAAAGAATTCAAAACCGGAAACGGCGACTTCAGAATTGGCATTTAACTCGTCTAATGACTTTTGTTCCGCCTCACTTAATTGGGCAAATGGATTGTTGGCAATTGCTCCGTCCAATGCGGTTCCCAATGTGGCGAAATTTTGGGCCGCTTGCAATCCGGCTTCGCTAACTTGCAACGGTGCGTCCGCTAATTGATTCCGAACGTCTTCATTTTGCTTTAATAGGTCATCTACAATTTTCTTTTGCGATGGAACCAATGTCGCATAAACTTGTTGTGCGGTCGCGTTTCCGGCTGAAATGGCATTGGCCAAATCAACATAAGAGTTTGCTGCGATTTGTTGCGCCCTGGCTTGTTTTGTATAAAGGTCTGTTAGGACTTGTTGTTTGGCTTCGGCTTGTGCTTTGTTTTTAATTTGTTTTATCAAATTTTGATATGCCAAATCCAATTGTTCAATGAATTCCTTTTCGTTTTTGATGTTGGTCAATGTGGTTCCATATTTTCCATTGATTTCATCAATCAATTTTCGGCGTTCTTCGGAACCCTCGTTGGTTTTCTTGAGAGCGCCAAACAAGGCGTCCAATTCTCCGGTTTCTTTTGCGATTTGTTCATTGGCGATTGCGTTGACGTCTGCAACGGCTTTTTGCGCGGCGGTCAATTCTTGTGTGGCTTCAACGGCGTCATCAACTCCAAAAATATAATCCGAAAAAATCACCAACAACGCGGTCAATGCTCCAATCACCAATCCAATTGGATTGGATTTGATGGCCGCGTTGAATGCTTGTGTGGCAATTGCGGCGGCCCGTGATGCAACGGCGGACGCGGTTGTTGCGCCCGTGAATAAATTGGTCGCGGTTGTGACTGCCGTTGTCCAAAATGTTTGGAGTTTCTTCAAACCAATGGACAAATTTTCTTGAATCAAAAGTTTTTTGAATCCGATTTCATATCGCAATTGCGAAATCAACGCGGCGTTTTGAACCGTCAAATACACGCCAACGGCGCCGGCCAATAAAAGAAATGTTTTTCTGTTTTCTTCAATGATGCCTGGGAGCGCTTGCAGTCCGGCAATGACGGCAAACGCGGCGTCGGTCAATGTTTCAAATATTGGCAACACACCTTCGCCAACGGTTCGTTGTAATTCCGCCCAATTGCCTTCCAGGGTGGACAATCGACCGGATGTTGATTGACTCAATTTATCAGTCAACCCAAAAAATCGTCCACCTTCGGACGTCAATGTTGTGAACGCTTGTTCCAAATTGGCAAATGATATTTTCCCTTCGGAACCCAATTTTTTCACCTCTCCGGCGGAAACACCCAATTGGTCCGCGAACAATTGAATGACCGGTACACCGGCTTCCGTCAATTGGTTGATATCTTCGGCGAACAACGTTCCTTGGACGCGCGCTTTGCCGTAAATGACCGACAATTCGTTGAAATCTTTTCCGGTGGCGGATGCGACGTCCCCAATCCGTCCCAATGTGGTTTGCAACCCTTCGACCGGTTCACCGAATGCCAAAAGTGATTTGGCGGCGTTGTTCACTTGTTCCGGTGTGAACGGTGTTTTGATGCTGAATTGTTCCAATTCTGCGAACAAATCTTTGGCGGCTGTGGCCGAACCCAAAAACGTTTCAAGTGAAATGTTCACGGCTTCGTAATCCGCTACGGCTTTTATGGCGCCTCTCGCGAAATCAACGGACGCCCCGGCAATCGATAATCCGCCAAACGCGGCGGCCGCTCCGGCGATGGTTGTTTTCAAACCCTTCAATCCGGATTCGGCGGTCTTTGTGTTCTTTTGAATGCTTTCGATTCCCGTGTTCAACTTCGCGAATTCGCTCCGCAGTTGGGCGGTGTCCGCTTGCAGTTTAAACAATATGTTATTGACTTCTGTCGCCATGTCTTTTTTTATTTTTCGTTTTGTTCGTTCCGTTCATCCGCAATTCGGAAAAAAGTCGAAATTGTTTGATAGTATTCATCGACCGACAATGATTCCAAAGCCTTCATTTCGGTCACTTTGTTTTCACAAATGATTTGGTTCGTGAAATTGATGTCGTCAATGTATTTCCCGATTTGAGCGATTGCAGAATTCGGTAAAACCTTTCGTTTTCCTGGGCGCTGACTTTCAAAAATTCTTGGATATCGTTGGACGATAGTTCGGAAAATTTGATTGTGGACGTCAACGCCCTTTGGACAAAAAAATCGCGGACCAATGGATTGTTGTTCAATTTGTCAATCCGGCGTTGTTTAAACACATCATTGAATTCGCGTTCATCTTCGCCATTTAGGACGTAATAACACGCGGCCAATTCAATCAACGTTTGTTCTTCGCCAATGAATTCCAATCTCCATTCGATTTCGGCCAACAAATGGAACATTTCAACAATGTTTCCGGAATTGGCGGATTTCTTCATGGCTTCAACCATGGTTTTCAATTGGTCTTTGGTCATGTTCATTTCCGCGAACCTGGTCGCCACTTCGGCGGCGATGGTTCGTTTCGATGGCATTGTCAACGGGTTTGTGTATTCAAACCAATCGTCGCCGTCGGAATCGGTAAAAATCTTTGTTAATGGAATGACCGAACCGGTGACGTGTTTGGATTCTGCCATCACCGGGTTTGGTTTGGGTTGTTGTCGTTTGAAAAAATTCATCGTTTGGGTTTGGGGTTTGCCTTTTTGGTTTTGTTGATTGACGATTGACAAATGGCGTACGCGGCGGATTCCGATTTCCCGGTCCGCATAACATCCGCCACACAACGTTCCAATTTTTTGGGCATGTCCTTTGATTTTTTGTTCGCTCAAAGGTAGCGAAAAAATCAATTTCGATATTTGACGAATTCGTTGTGGAATGTCCACAAATAATATCGGAAACAATCCAACAAGTGTGACAAATTGGAATCCTTTGTTTTTTCGATGTCGCCGGTCGATGTGGTTTCCACATTCTGCAAATCATGAATCAACCATTGACAACCGGCGTCAATCTGAATGTCCGGATGTTTTTCCAAAATGGAATTGAGCAAAACGCGCGAATTTTTGATTGACGGGTTCACGCTTGGGACTTTGAACGCGGATTTTGGCAATTGCAATTCGTCGCGAATAATTGTGTAGTAATTGACGGCGCCGCGCGTCATGGCCGAACGGTTCGCCCCGGATGCGTCACCGGTGACGATGAACAACCGGTCGCCGAATTCAACCCGGATGGATTCGCACAATCTGAAAATGTCCGAATTCTTCAACCTGAATTCCCGAATGATTCGGATTTTGTCGCCATACGATTGTCCGGCAATACATGTGATTGGGTCAACGTTGAAATCGAATGACAAAATGATTGGTTCATTCGGATGGATGGCCACACCGGTTTTCACGGTTTTGAATTTGTTGAACGCGTAGGCAAACGGACGTTCAACGTCGGAAACGTCCCAATCGCCGTTCACAAATACGGCCCTGGTCAATTCGTCCAATGAATCCATGGCGGCCAAATATTCGGGCGGCAATGATGGATTGTCAATCATTAGGGCGCGTTTGTAAAAATATCCATCCGGCAATTGGCCGTTCATGGCCGGTTCATGGAATGTGGTTTTGGTCCATGTCTGCGACGGGTTGCATGTGGCCATAATCAAACGCGGCGGTTGGTTTGGAATGATGTGGCGGCCAACGCGCAATTTGCATTTTTCAAATGTCTTTTTTTGTAGTTCTTGCGCTTCTTCTAACAGAAAAAAATTCGTTTCCAATCCATCGAACCGGGTCAAATTTTTATCCATCACAAAGTTTTCCGGGAAAAACTCCAGGGTCGAACCATTGGTGAACGTGACGATGTGGTCGGTTTGGTGATATGACCGGATGAATGGTTTGGGGCAAAGTTTGAAAAATGTTGGAATGGTTGTCCGCTTCAATGTCGGCAATGATTCCCGGATGACGTGTGATTTGGAATTCGGAAAAATTTTGGCCAACAATATCAATGTGGCCAATGAAACATAAGATTTTCCGCCCCCGGCGGCCCCTCCATACAATAAATATTCATATTGGCCGGAAAACACGGCCTCCATGAATTCAAATTGTTTTTGATGTGGTTCAAACACTACCATTGGCGACCATGAATTCATCAAACACGTCGATTGCAACATCCAAATGGAAATTTTGCCCGGTAATCAATCGAACATATGTTGTTCCGGGTTCATCTTCATTCCAGGCGAACACGGTATCAATGTCAAACCGTACGGGAACGGATTCCGTTGGCCGGTCAATTCCAATGGATTCATAATCAACGGCGTCATTGATTTGGAAAAAACCATTGGCGAATACAAATCGCCCAACCAATCGCATCATGACGGATTCATTTTTTGGGTTGTTTTCTGCCAACGTTCGATGGCGTTTGAATTGCGCTCGAAATATCGGTCAATGATTGCCCATTCGTCGCGCGATTGAACGGATTGTTGCGTGAATCCTTCGGTCAATATTTGGTGGTTGACTGAATGTAATTTGTTCCGAACCCAACGGTGCGCGGAACGAACGTCGCCCAAATCGTCAATGATGGATTGGATGACCATTTGGATTTCCTGTTCGCTCAATTGAACAACGAATTGTTTTTGCGGTTGTTGTTGGCTCATGTGAATTCAATGGTTTGGTTTCCGATTTTGAACACTTGTGGTTCACCGGTCATTTCAACTTGAATGTTTTCATTCCAATTCGCCGGGTCTGCATTCTTCAAAGTGAAAATGACGGCGGTCGATGACGGGGCCACATATCGTTTTTTGGTTTTCACCTGGCGTCCGGCCAAATCGCCCGTTTTGCCGTACAATTCAACCGTTTCCATTTCTTCGACGTAAAACCCAACAACCAAACGTTCCAACGCGTCAACGGCCTTTTCTCTCAATCGTTCTTTGCCGTTTTTGGAATGGGTTTGTTTGGCGGTTTTGTAACGGGCGGCAATTTGGGCATCCAGGTCAACCCAATTCCGGAATGTCCGGATTGCGATTCCATGTTCGCCACAACACGATTCCAACGTCACGTTGGCGGATTCATATGCCAAACATATTTGTTCGCACAATTCCCGTTTTTCTGCAATCGTCCGTTCGGCGGCGCTGGGTTTTCGGGGTGTCGGTTTTTTCTTTTTGTCTGCCATCGGTTTTTGGTACGATGGCGAACCACTTTTTGTTTTTTTCATGTCGCCAATTTTTCGGCCATTGGTTCGGCCCGGTGTTGTTGTTGGCGATGTGGTTTGTGGTTTATTCTGCCTGAATCACCGGTTCCGATTTGCCGGTCACGTAATTGATGAACGCCCGGCGGTCCGGTTTCATCAAATGTGGCGATTTTTCCCAATGGTCGCAAAACTGAATCCAAATGGCGTTGAAACGTTTGGCCAAATACGATTCAGTTTCGGCCGTGTCGGTGTATTTGTGGAACGTGTTGACAACCGTCCAAAATTCATGATGGATTTTTGATTGTTCACGTCCGGCGGCGCGTCGAATTTGTCGATTCATGTTCAAATTTATGGCAAATCGTCGTTGAAATAATACATCATTTCAATCATGGCCATGGCCCCGGTCAACATTTCATCCAGGCAATCAACCCGGACAATGAACATGTCGATTCCGGTTGTTTCGTCATCGACCAATTGGGCGATGGCGTTTTGATGAATTTCAATGATGGATTGTTGGCGTTCAAATTTTGTCATTGCTCGAATAGGGTTAAAACGTTCGATTTGGGTTTTTTTTCCGCGTCAATTTTATCTAACAGGTCAATGACCTGGTCTTTGTGGAAATAAAATTGGCCGCCGTTGACAATCCGTTGTTTCAATTGTTCAATGGTCATGATTGGATGACGGATTTGATTTCATAATTGTAAAAATACGGCGACAACCATTGTGGTTTGTCAACCTTCAATTCAACATATGAATGGCCAATTGTTGGTCCTTTGAGTACGGTCGCCGGTCCGCTTGCAGTCATTACGCGGTCGCCTGACTTGAGTTTCCAAAATGTTTGGATGTCGATGTGTTCCATGGGTATTTTTTTAATTTTTCCGGATTCAAAAATCAAATATCGCATTTTTCAAAAATGGTTTGTTGGGCCTTTGTTTGAAGCAAATGGACATGATGTTCGGCGACTTCGCGGATTTGGCGAATGGCGAATTCACGGGCCTTCAATGATTCAATCCATTCGTTGATTTCGTCGATTGTTTCGGCCGTGTAATATCCGCGCGACGTTGCAATCAATCCGGGGACCAGGTTGTTCACCCGGATGAATTGAATCATTTTCCGAATTCGGGTGTCTTTGAGTTTCACACCGAATGATTCATTGATTTTTGAAATCATGGTTTCGGCGGTTACGATGTGAGCGATTCCGCGTTTCATTTTGAACCGGTCAACCATCATTGGAATCAACCGGTGTTCGGTTGGTGTCAAATCAATGGTAAATTCTTCGAAATTTTTAATCATGTGGTTTGGTTTTGATATTAGTTGTTTTTGACTTTTCGGTCGATTTCTGCAATCAATGAATCAGTTTTTTGTAGGCTTTTCCATTTGGCCTTATTGAAATTTTTTCGGATTTCGCGAACCAACATGATGGACGCTCCGGCGGTTCCGGAATAAACCCAAACCATTTTGAGCAAATAAATAATGGTTGAAATGATTCCGATGGCAATGATTCCGGCCAAAAATAACGGGGCCACCCAAATGATGGCGATTTTCTCAATTGTTTTCATATTCCTTCAAAAATAGGTCAACGGATTGTTCCAAATTGGTTTGACTTTCACAAAACCATTGGCAAAATTGCGCCAATAATTTCCGTTCGGAGTTTATCAATTCGGCTTTGTTTTCAGCCATCCATTTGGCGAAATCGTCATGGAATTGAAACCGTTCAAAAACGGTTTGCATTGGCGTTTGTTTGACTATTTTCCCGACGTTGGGAACATGGTTTGGGTTTGGATTTTTCATTCGGCAAATGTATATTTCAAACGGTCTGCGGCTTCATGCTCCAACAATTGGTTCCAATCTGATTGGTCAATCCAGGCTCGAAATGGTTCATCACGGTCAAAATTGGCGTTCATTCTGCGAACGTCGTTGTCAGATTTCAAAATCGATGTGAAAACCTGTAATGGCGTCCACAATTGGCGACGACTGCCATCCAACAAATTCAATTTGATGACATCCGATGTTTGACGTAATGCAAAAACCATGACTTCGGACATATTGGTGACTGATATCAATCGACATTCGAATCCGGTGTTGATTGTGGCCATGAATTCATCCAATTCGGATTCGGTCAACTCTAAGGTCATGGAAACAAAACGCGGTTGGTGATTTTCTCCAACGATTCGGTTTTCAAATCGGTTGTCAATTTTGAATGATGGCAAAAATTCTTCAATTTCAATTCGCCATTGATATTTTTTGGAAATGGTCATTGTGTTGTTGTTTTTGCAAATATGAACCAACGCCCCGGAATGGACGTTGGTTTTTTTGTATTGTTTTCAACAATTAATTTTTAAAATGGCAAATCGTCGTCGCCTTCGGGTTTTGAAATCTTATTTGATTGGGAACCGACATTGGATGACGCGAATGATTCATTGGCCGCGCCTGTATTGGCTCCGGTTGTTTGACCGTCATTTGATTGGCCATCGGATTTGGACAACAATTCAACATGTTCGGCGACGACGTTGGTAAATCGTTTTTTATTTCCGTCCTGGTCGGTTTTCTCTGTGATGTTCAACCGGCCTTCAATCATGATTTTGGTTCCTTTGTGAATCCATTTTTCGGCAAAATCCGCGTTTTGCCCCCAATGGACCACATCAATCCACATCGTCCGGTCGGTCCATTCGCCATCGACGCGCGTTCGTTCTTTGACTGCCAACGAATAATTGATTCCGGTTCCGTTGGTTGTTCGCTTGGGTTGTTGGCCAACATGGCCAATCAAAAACATTTTGTTCATTTAATTAACTGAATTTTTGGGGTTTCTGTTTGAATGATGGATTGTGGTTGAACAATCATTTTGTTTTCGGTCAACCATTGTTCAAATGACCAATCCAATGGATGGATGGCGCGTTCGGATTTTTCGCCCTGGTCGTTTGTGGTTGATTCAATGGAACATTCGCGGATGTATTCTCTTTTGAGCAAAAACAAAATGGCGGTTCCGGGGTTGATTGGTTTATTCATATTGTTGATTTTTAATGTTTTCCACTATGGAACGAAAATCCGTGTTTTGGCGTTTGAACGTTTGGAAAAAATGGTCCATGGTCAATTCATAACAACGGCGACGTGTGATGTCTGCCAAATTTTGGTTTTTTTTGAATGCCAATTCACCAGATTCGAGCGATTCGCGCAATGTCCGAATTTCTTTCGCCCGGTCACGGGTTTCGGGTTCTTCGGTGTTGATTTGGGTTGTGATTTGTTTTTTGGCGACTTCAAAGATTTTGGATTTGTCGTCATTCTCCAGTACAAAACCCAATTGTTCCATTGTCCGAAAAATGTGTTCAACGCCCGGAACCGATGGCCAATGGATTGGTTTTCCGGCGGCGAATTGGTCCCAACGTTTCAACAAACATTCTTCAACGAATCCCCAAAACATGAATTTTTTTTCGTCATCGGACGGGTCCGGTTTGGTTGTCATTTCCAACATTTTTGAATTGTATTCGGTTAATGCGGCGCCGCGTTTTTCTTTGTAGGCGTTGGCGACTGCGGCAAAATAAACGGGTGAAAAGTTTTGAAAATGGTTGATTTCGACATCCAATTTTCCGGCGACTGCCATCCGAAACGCCAATTTCATTTCGTCCGGGGTCATCCAACCGAATTCCGATTGGATGAATTCCATCAAAACCATTTTTTGCAATTCAGAGGGCAAATTTTCGCTCTTAAGACCAACCAACGTGAAAATGTACCTCAAAGACATTTTGATTGATTCATGGTCCGTTAAATTGCGAATTTGGGTATCTCGTGACGCTTCGACAATCTCGCGTCCGTTAAAACTTCGAAATTGCATGGTCGAAATCGGGTTTCTGATTTCGATTCCGGTTTGGTTGGTTGTTGTTGTCATTTGATTTTCGATGTTTAATCCAATTTTTGATGGTTAGAAAAGTTGATTTGTATTTGGTGGCCAATGTCGGAACGTTTTCCATCGCCTCCAAAATGGTTGTGATTTCCGCCATCGAATGTTCGGCCAAAAGTTTTTCGGCCTGGTCATCGGTCAACGGCGATTTCATTTTTGCAACGGATGGAAAATTTTTTTTAATTTCGATTGTGACCGGGTGTGCAAATACACACTCGATAGAGGGTGTATTTATATATGAAGAAGAAGAAGAAGAAGAAGAGGTTGAAAATCGGTTTTCGGGGGTGTTATCCTTTGGGTTATCCTTTGGGTTATCCTTTTTTTTCAATTTTGGATTTCCGCCCAATTTGCCAATGTCACGCCATTGTTGACGTGCGCGTTCATCGTTCACCATTCTTTTGGAAAAATATCGCCCCAATTCATCACGCTGAATGATTCCAAATGTGGTCAGTTCAACGAACACTTTTTGGAACACTTTTGGACTAATTTTGGACAACTTTTGGATTCCATTGGCGTCCAAAACGATGTCACCAAAAACCAAATATCCGGGTTCATCCGACAAAAACATGTGGCAAAGTAGGTCAACCCAAACGCCTTTTGTCTGCGGTGAACAAAGATTCAATTTTGGGTCGGTCAACCAATCTCCAGGGTAAAATTGGAAAGATGGCGACCGGTCACGGCCGTTTGAACGTTTGTTGTTGTGTCCTGGTTTTTTCATGTGGTTTGGTTCAATACGTCAATCAATGCCAACACCCGGTCGTCAAATCTTTTGCGTTTTCCGGCAATGACGTTGTGGACAAAAGTCAACGTGAATTCCGGATGGCTTTTGCAAAAGTTTTGCAAGGTTCCAAACCTGTTTTTCACGGCTTTTTTCACAAATGACCGTTGTTCGTTGTCAATACACCAAACACATGGCAACAACTCACATTCAGCGATTTGTTTTTTGGCTTTGTTCAACACATCCTGTGAACGGGGTGATGACAAACGCCCGGTGATGGCGTTGGTCATAACGTGATATTTAATTCCTGATGAATCGCAAAAATTGCGGATTGTGCGGAATTTTCGTTTGATGGCGGTTTGGACATCTAAAGGGTCAATCCATTGGTTCTGTGTCATCGTTTCGGTCGTATTTGTTTTTATAACGGTTTGTTTGAATAATGGCGTCAATGGTCCCAATCAATCCGATGGCGACCAAAAAAATGGCGATTACAATCATGGTTCGAATATATCTGTTTGAATTGCGCCGTTCAATTTTTCCAACCTGGTCATGGCGGCGTCCATGATGTCGGGGTCCGTTTGGTCAACCGTCAATTCCAAAATGGCTTCGGTTGATTCTGCGGCCATTATTTGGTCAATCAATGATTCGGTATCGGACGGTGTTGGGGCGCCTGGTGTGGGCGCCTCCAATGCTTTTTTCCGTTCCGTCATTGCAGTTTTGAACACGGGATTTCCGTGATGTTCTGAATTGGATTTCCAAATGTCAATCAAATCGGATTTCGATTTCGCGGCCTCAATTTGGGCAATCAACACGTCCACATTGATGACGGGTTTTTGTTCCAATGGTTGTTTTGTTGTCTGAATGGTTTCGGCCTCCATGGCGTTCAATTCTTCGGCCGTGTATGGCATTCCGCCCAATTCATCCGAAAAACAAAGTCGGAAACCTTGGGCCATGGCCACTTTTTTGGTCATTGTCACCGGTTTGTTTTTCCAAAAATCGGTCAACGTTCCATCGCGACGCGTTCCAAAGTATTCAGAAAAATGAACTTCATGGACAAACGGAAATTGGAAATCCTTCCGGTGAATTGTAATTGTTGCAACCAGCGTTGATTGTTTTGGTTTTTCGTAATTCACGGCCCCGGTTGTCACAACGGACCATCCGGCCAAAAGCCCCGAACGTTCCGCGCGTTTGATGTAAGTTTCATATCCGACAATCACCGAAAATTTGTCGCCGTATTTGTTGGCGTAAATTTCCCGTTTGAACGGATTCAGTCCGAACCCTTGAGCGATTTCAACGAATTGTTCAAATTCACCTTTGGTCAAATTGTTCGCCATACCCATGGCGTTCAAATACGTTTGCAGTTTGGCCACATCAATTGTGTGGACGCGATTTTTTGCGATTTCGTTCATGTTGTTGTTGTTTTTGATTTCCGCAAATATACATTGAAAACTTATTTTCCCAATGTAATTTCAACGGTTGTTTTTGAACTTTTGATGGCCGGATTCATGACATTGATTTCACCGGTTGATTCATCCAACATGGACATTGGTTTGGTCAATCCTTTCAATTGGCTTTCTAATGCCTTTTGAGCGGTTTTGACGGATTCAATTTCCGCCTCCATTTGATTCCACATTGGCGTTTGACTGAAATCGTATTTGACGGCGGTTTCCTTTTGTTTGAACGTCACGCCAAAACGGGTGACTCCGGTTTTGGCCTCCGGACCGTACAATTCGAGTTCATCGACTGCGGCGGTTCGATAGTTGGTTTTGACCTGGTCAATGATTTGGGACAAAAATTCCAACCGGGCCAACGCGGTCAATGTGTCCACATGACCATCGGTGTTCAATTGAATCAGTTTGGCGGCGAATTCTGCGGCCTTTGTTTTGGTCAAATTTTCTTCGGCGTTCACTTCAGCCAAAAAGGTGTTGGTGTTGTTTTCAATATTGTTCATGACGTTGATTTTTTAAATGATGTTTTTGGCGGCCATTTTTGCGCTTATACAATCAACAACGGATTGGCCAATTGAACCGACGTTGATTGATTTGATGAATGGAATGATTTCGGAAATCGGAAACATTTTGATGTCTGCCATCGTAATGGTTCGGCCCAATGGCAAACCATGATTGTAATGATGAACCAAAAATTTCAATTCAAAATCGGTCAAACAATCCACAAATGAACCAAACAACATCAATTCCGTTGTATCTTTGGACCGTTGTTGTTGTCCATAGTGGTTTGGACATTTTGATACTTCGCCGGGGCCATTCGCCCCGGCGTTTGTTTTCTGAATGTTTTTCATGCCATGAATGTTTGAATTCGACAAAGGTTTTCGATTTGGCGGAATGCTGAATCCATCGAATTGAATTCCATTGAACAATACAATTGGAATTGTTCTCCGGTCCTTTGAATGATGAACATTCGGTTTTCAAATTGCCAAAACTCCATGTGAACGTCATCATTGATGGCAACCAGGCGAGCGCCCAATTGATACAATTTCCCTTTGACGCGGTCGATGTTGGCGATATCGTTTTCCTGAATCCGGGAAAACGTTTTTTCGGCGGTCAACTCAATTCGGACATCGTCCAAAATATTTCCGGCGGCCATGACCATGAATTCACCGGTGGCGTTTTCGTCTGCCAACCACAAATTGAATCCGTCATCGTAAAAATGACAATCATTGATGTTGTGGGCGTCCATGTGTTCGCGGAAATGCGACATGGCGGTTTTGGGTTCGCTGAATTCCAATGTGCGGAATCCGCCGCCATTCTTCATGTTGTAAATTGTGATTTTGAACATTTGATTTTGATTTTTGATTGTTGTTGTTGTGAATGCGCGTTAACAGGTCGCGCCCCTGGTTGGTTTATTTCCAATCGTTGGAAACATATATTGGATGAAAAATCCCAACTGAATGGGCAATTGATTTCAACGCCCACATTTTGGCGCTTCTCTCAATTGAGGAAATTTGCTTTGCCTGATTGGCGCAAAAAATCGAAGATGGATTGTTGGCCAATTCTGCGGCCTTTTCAATCAATTGGGTTGTGTTCATTTCCATGGGAAAAAAAATTTGTTGTTGTTTTGTGTTGGCAAATATACACGCGTTTTTCGTTTCCACAAATATTTTTGAAAAAAGTTTTTCAACATGGGTGTGTTGGGCAAAAAAAAACCGGGCCATCGCCCGGTTGATTTTTATTTTTCTTCAATCAAAAATTGTCTGCCAACTTTCTTCGCACATTCCGAACCAATCGGAAAACAACCCTGTGATTCCAGGTTTCGAAATTGCAATTCCGTTTCGTCGATGTCGGCCGGAATCAAATACCCTTCGACCGTGTAATGAACGAAAGTTTTTTGGGCGGTTCGTTTTCCGCAAACGAAACATGTGTCGGAATGTTCGCCCAAACGTTCGACGGTGTCTTCATACTTTGACGAACGGATTGATTCCAGGTTGATGACTTCGATTCCGTTGTGGTTGATTGTGTTTTTCATGTGGTTGTTGTTTTTGTGGCGTTTGCCTGGTTGATGTTGTAATGAATGCGCGTTGACCGGTCGCGCCCCCGGTTGAATTATTTATAAAACCAATTTCCATTCATTTTTTGCCTCTAAAATCTGCAAATAAACCGGGTGATTTTCTGACATTACAATCCACAATGGACCGTTGCTCAAATATGAACCGGTTCCCCAAAATCCGTTTGGAACCGATGCGTTCCATGCGGCGTCTAATGTTGTGAATGCCTCAATTGAATGTCCGAAAATTTCGATTGTTGTTGATGTTGTGTTTGACATGGTTTTGAATTTTTGTTGTTGTTTGATGGCACAAATATACATGAACTTTTGGTTTCAACAAATATTTTTGAAAATATTTTTTTGACGCAAGAAAAAACCCGGACGTTTCCGGGTCTTTTTTGTCGGTTTAACCTTAACCAAAACAAAACTATTAATCTACAAAACCACACTAAAACTATCCATTCACAATCGGTTCGAATATCGAAACAGCCACATGTGCGATGGCGGCGGATGGCAATATCAACCACAACGTCAATCCGGTGTGGTAAACTGCCAACGCGTAAATGGCAAATGCAACCCATGTGTTCATGCAATACAAACAACCACCCATTGGTTTATACAAAAACTTCAATGGATTTTTTGGGTGATTGACAACACGTTCCAAAAACCATGTCCAAAATCCGAAGATTTGGCCCGGCTGAATGATGAAATCAATGAATATTGTCATGGCTCCGGCGCCAATGCCAACCAGGCCGGCCAACATCACCGATTTGAACATGTCGCCATGTTCGGTGAATATCGCCAAACCCAAACCGGTCATGATTCCTAAACCATAACCGGTGAACTCGTTTAATATTTTGCGAATTTTCTCCATCAACAAACGGGAATGATTCCATCGACAGTCCATGAACATGCACCATCCGGTGTGGTGAAATAATAAGCGCCGGAAACGCCACAACCATTCGGAATTCGAATTTTGATTGTGGTTGTTGCATTTTCGTTGAACGTCATTGGTAACGTCACCGGGTCATCCGCGTTGATTTGCTGAATGATTTCGGTATATGTTCCATTGGCGCCCCATATTTCAAAAACATAATCGTCTTGACATGGCGCCGTGAATCCGAAATCAATGGTTTGATTTGGTGCGAAACAACCAATGTGTTTTGAACATCCGCAATTCATTTGAATCAATTTTCATCAAAGATAATCAACACGCGGGACCATCACATGGATTGTCACAATAATTTTCCAACGCCATGTCGCGGTCGCCAACCAAATCGAAATCAAACGCCACAAACGTCAAATGTTTGTCGAATGGGCGGCCTTTTTTCTGCGGAGATTCTTCGATGGCCACGGTCACCGGGTCAATGGTTGATTCAACCGGAATGATGGAAACGTTGGCAAATGTGGCGGTCGATGGCAAATTGGCGTTCACAACGGCGCCGCGCAATTGTTCTTCAAACATCCATGGTTCGGCCCCTCGCAGACATGCAACAACTCGTAATTGATATCGGATTTGGAAAAACGATTGGATTCCGGCGAATTTCTTTGTGGTCGATGGCGATTGATATTCGATTTTCCCTCCATTCCGGAAACGAATATAAAACCATGCGGAATCCTGGTCATGGATTCCGGCGAACTGATATTCGTTCGAATTGGCGTCACGAATCAACACCCGGCCGTCATCGTCGATTTTGGCCAAATAAACCGATTTGGTCAATGATGGAATCGCCGAATGGATGGATTCGGCAATCTTGCAAATCAAATGTTCCATGTATCAAAAATAAGACAACACCCGCTCCGATATCAAATCGGACAAATAATTTTCGACGTCCTGTCGTTCTCCATTGGTTGGAATGAAGATTGGTTTTTTGCGGCGTGACTCCTGTCCTTTTGCTTTGACGTAATCGGTCGAATTGGTGATGGCCAAAAACACTTCATTGCCGCTTTTGACAACTTGAATTGAATCGCGCAATGAACCCGTATATTCCAAATCAACCAATCCGGTTTGGCGTCCATTTTCGCTTCTTTTTTTAATCCATGATTTGGATTTGTATTTTCCAATTTTGCCGCCATTGGCGTCGCCGCCCTGGTTGAAAATGCGTTGTTTCATTTCACCTTCCAACAATTTTCCGCCCAACAACAAAAGGTTTGGAACATCACGTTCGACATTGGCGACCGTTGTTTGGATTTTTCGGGTGAATTCTTGTGGCGTCATTTGAAAAGTTTGTGGATGGCGTACATGGCTAATATAAGGCAAAAAATGGCCGGTATCAACCACAACCATTTTTTCGTTTCGTCATTCATTACAATCGTTCGGACCGTTTCGGTGTGGTAATTCTCCACACGAACGGTATCCGATGGACATGTGGTTTCCACAAATATTGAATCGCCCGGCAACCATTGAATCATGGTTTCAATCCTGGTTTCATGGTCCCGGATGAACACGGTATCACGGCCATCAAACGCGACGATGGTATCCATTCGGGCGCCGTTTATGTGAACAATTGTGTCTTTGACCATTGTTGTCGTCCATTCCTTTTCAATATAACATGGATATTTTGAAACGTGACGTTGGCACGATGTCGCCATCATTGCGATGACTGCAAGAAAAAAAATTGATTTTTTCATTTGGATTCCAAATATTCGTTTTTGTAATTGTCAATTTTGTCGGTAATCATTCGAGCGAATCCGCGTTTTATCCAACCCAACAACGCCAAATTTTTGATTAATGACATCAAATTCACCACAACAATTGGAACGAAAACGGCTTCATTCAGCCAAAAAAGAACGTCGGCTCCTTTCGACAAATTGGTTGAAAACATCAACAATGCCGTGTGTGATAACAGGGTCCAAAATATCCGGAGCGCAATCCGGGTGTCAAATCGATTGTGTTTGAATGCCAAATAAGTCGCGGACAAATGGTCCGTCGCAATCAATCCAACCAGGGTGAAATAAGAAATTGACGGGTCAAAAATCCAATCATTTATGAATGCGGATATTGTCCCGGCGGCGAATCCGCCCAAAATCGTAGAAATGACCATTTTGTGTTTCATTTTAAGTATGTCCGGGTGGTGTTTCGGATACGCAATGAAACGAAAATGGTTTCGATGACTTACATCAATATTTCGGACGCGGACGCGATGTCGTCGGCCTGCTAACAGGGCGCGATGGTCGCGATGGTTTGTTGCAATTACATTTCATGTTTTTCGTTTTTTAGGTTTACGGAATACCCTGGATATATCGCGATTGATTACAAATGATGCAAATGTCATCCATTCGGTTGAACAACTCCGGCAATTGTTGGATTGCGGTTTTCATTTGCGCGTCATATTGGGCGCTCCAATTCTCCAGGCAAAAATTCCATGTGTCGGAATCCAAAAGTGTGATTGAATTCAACCGGTCGGTTGTCAATGCTTCTTTTGCGATTTCCATTCCGGCCCGATACAATATCGGAAAACGTAATTTTTGAGCAATCACACACCCGATTTCGTCAACGCTACATTCTGCGGCGGCGCCGACAATCAATCCAAATGATGTTCCGGTTGTTGTGGTTCCGGACCAACCATTGGCAATCAAAAATTCGCTTTTTTTTGTAGAACACTTACAACCTCCTTTGACTTTGGTTTTGTTGGTGTCAATGGCCGTATTGTCCATGGTCACGAATATTTCGTCCGTTTCGGATAAATAATTCGGGAAAATTTCGGCGTCACCGTTTGCATTGGTTGTGAATGGAAACGATTTAGTGTTCAATCCGTCGGTGATGTCAACGTTTCCGGAATACCCTGTTTGTTGGATTTTGATTTTGACCGATTGGACGCGGACGCGCAACATCCGCGAATCACGGGTGTTGATACGGACGCCCCGGTCCAATGCCGCCGGTGTGTTCCACGCGTTGTCCCATTCGCCAACCTTCAATTCATCAACCAATGAATTCATTCGAAAATAAGGCATCGCGAACCGGGCCATTTCGTCCAAAATCAATTGGGTGGCGAAATTGATTTTCGATTCGAGCAATTGAACGCCGGATGAAAATCCGGAATCCGCCATGTCGGCCGCGCGTCGAATATTGATTCCCTCCAAATCGTCAATGTACAATCCGGATTTGGGGGCCGTTTGTGAAACACAACGAATTCCAATAAAATTGTCAAAGCATGAAGCCATATCCAAAAGGGTCTTTTTTGTAAATGTTTTTTTCCGGTATCCACAAAGATTCCAAATAAGATGGAACCCAAAATGATGGACATGCTTTGTTGTCAAATTGGTTGTGGCCGGCAATTAAAACGTCGGGTTGATACAACAAAACTTCCTTTAATATTTCTGCAAGTGTTTGAGATTGTAAATGATTCAACGTGTTTTGAACTCGTTTTCCATCCTTTGACAATCCGCCAACGTATACGACATGTCGCGAAATTGCGTTGATGCCTTTGACGCCATTTGTGATTTCCGCGTCATCAATCCATTTGTCACCGTTATGTTTTACAAAAGAACGTCGGGTTCCATCCAATAAAATAATGTCCGAATAACCGACTTTTTTCCATCCGCGACCATGTGGTGGCGGTGATGTATGCCAACGGACAATGTCATCCGGCGTCACATGTTGTCCGTCCCTGGTTGCCGTGCAATGGATGACCAAATATTTGAATGGTTGTTTCATGATTCAATATTTGGTTCGGCTTCAACGGGTTCGGATTCTTCGGTGTCTTTTGTCTTTTTGACTTTCACTCCGAAATGATAAATGGCAAATTTGTTGTTTTCAATCAAATCAAAAGTCAATCCATCATGAAGATTTTTGACGTGTTCAACGGCCTCCATGATTCGCGCGTCATTTTTTCTGCGAAACATTCCGCTTGTAATTGTGAAAATCACACCTTCATTTTTGTTTACGCTCTTAATCCATGACGGTTTTGAAAATTGGCATTTTGCGACCGATTCCATGCGCTTCATTCGTTCCACATGAAAATCACTTGTTGCAACAATGAAAACGTCGTGTGGATAAATGTTTTTATATAATGTGACTACGGCGGATTCAATCATGTCCGGGGCCGTGTCTAATTTTTCCCTGTGATATATCATTTTCTAAAATTTGTCCCGCGTCCGGCGCCGCCTTTTGGCCGCGTCACACGGGAAATTTGATTCATTGCGTTTTTTGTTGTTTGGGCAAATCCTGGTTGTGGATTGAACAATCGACAATCGCCGGTTGGACAATCAACAACGGTTCTTTTGCCCGAAACATCATTTCCGCCGGATGGCAATGTTTCAACGGCGTTTCCCAAAACGGGAATTGTCAATTCAAGTCCTGAGCAATCTTCAATTAATGTGACATTGCAGTTGATTGGGCCAATGGTTGTTGGCGTCCAACTTAAATAAAAGGTTCCGCTATCACTTGTACACAATTCAAATGGACGTTCGGGGTCAATTATTAAATCCGGACAATCGGTTGTCAATGAAAAAAAGTCACAACAAATGGAAGGATTGGTGATTGTCAATTCGACGGTTTCGGTTGAATTAACCAAAATGGTTCCAAAATTTATCGTTGATGGACTTGAAATTCCGGACAAATTAATGGCCTCAAAATCACCACTAACAATTTGAACCGTTGTTCCATCCAATGTCAATTCAAAGGTCCAAACATCTGAAACGCCAAGTTCACCGGAGCAAAATTCAATTGCAAAATCCAATGTTTCGTTTGGGCCTAATACAAACGGGGCCGAAACCGGATTTCCGCCAACGGTTATTGTTGAATTATTCAATCCAAAATTTCCCAATTGCCAAGCAAACGCGATGTCATCCACATCAATTGGAACAACCTGGCCTAATTCGTTTTCCTGGTCATTTGTAAATGAACAATTGAATGTACAACAACAATTGGCAAACGCGTAATTCGTGCCGCTACCGGATTGAATAAAACAATTATTGAATGTCAATTGCATTGCTTTTCTTTTGTTTCAAATTTAGAAAAAAAACCCGGTCAACGAACGTCAACCGGGTTTTTTTATGACTCAACATTGGACTGATTACAAACCATCCAAATTCACGGCAACGCCACACGGCATTGTCACGGCGTTCCAACTCACGGTTCCATCAAAGTATATGGAACCGGTGTTGTTGTCTTCAATAACCTGGTCAACCTCCATTGTGAACGATGTGATTGGACCATAAAAATATCCATCACATGTGTAATATCCGAATTGATACAATGGCGCTTTCAATTGAATTTCATTGTAAAAATTGATATCGGTACAATCGTCCGGGTCGGCGTTGTAATCTTGAAAAGTCACAGACTTTTCACCACCAACAATTGATTCGGGCGAACATGAAGAAACGCGCTTTTTTGTAAACGTTCCTTTTGCCTTTTGGCCCAACAATAAACCGGTCAACACAACATCACCGGACGCGATGGCCGCAATCCATTCGTCGCGGTCGGATACATCGTCAAACGTGTAATCACATTTGATGAATGCTAATTTAGAAATACCACCGTTTCTGGTTGAAATACCACAACCGGCGGACGGCGCCGGCGGCAAAGCGGGCGCACATGCAGACGTACATAATGCCATTTTATTTTCGTTTTTTTAAGTTAGAAAAATTTGAATTAGTCGCAACCAACGATTGTTGAACAATCCGCAAAATGGAATGTGTAGTTCACACCTTCGTTCAAATCGCCCGTTCCGAATGCGTTGGCCGGAATGAAAAACAGTCCCCAATTCAATTGGAGTTTGATTGACCATGAATCCGCGCAATCGTCATAATGAACTTTTAAGTCATATGTCAGACCGGTGAATGGGTCGGTGATTGTGCCATGTTCAAACACGTCATTGCGCTTCGCGTAATCACCAACGTATTTGTTCCATGTCAAAAGTTGAACGGCTCCAGGGGCCAAAACAACGAATTCATTCGCGCCAATTACGCTATCAACGAAACGGTCATTGTAATAACGGTAATCGGTCCAACGGCTCAAATCCATGCCCGTTGATGAATTACAACACGCGATTTGTTGTGTCTTTGCGTACAAATCAAAGTTTCCGCCGCCAATAATCATTGGCGCTCCGGATGCTCCGGTCAAATCGTATTCGTGACGGATTTGGGCCGCCGCAATTGCACGAGGCGCGTTCGATGTTGCTTCAAACAATTGGATGTCCTTTTGGGTTGTTCCATCGCTGAAATTTCCAAAATTTGTACTTTGTTCTGCAAGCAATTGAGAATTCAACGCCGTGTTGATGGCGTTCATTTGCGCCATGATAACGTTGGAAACATAAACCGCGTCCGCTTCGCAAAGTTTACGCATTTGGTCTTCGCTGAACAACATTCCTTTGGTTTCGATACATTCAGTAATTTGAACAATCGCCTCCAATGGTGAAATTTCCTGGTCGGTGTCGCATGACGCCGTACATGTTAAATTCACCGAATCCGCCGTTCCGCGTTGGATGTAATTAACTTGAACCGCGCGGTTTTTGCCGTTGGTTGGAATTGGAATCGCTTCAAATCCCATTCGGTTTTCTTCGGACATTAGGGCGTCCAAATAACCCACGCGGTCGCGCTTCAGCGCCGGCGCGTTCATTCCGGCAACGGAATTTAAATCCGTTTGCAATTTTTGACAAAGTCCTTGAGTAAATGCCATTTTTTTAATTTTTAAAAAGGTTTTTTTTGTTTGATTTTGTTGGGGTGTGATAACACAAAACCCAAACGCGCAATGGCCGCCGTGATGGCAATCATTCCGAATTTGGGTCGGTTCCCCGGTCGGCCTTTACGGTTGGCCAAAACCCGGTGATTCGTTTACGGCCCGACGGCCCCGGTTTATTTGGATTCGTTTCCGAATACCTTC